CCCGCTGATCGGCGGCGAGCTTACCACCATCAAAGGAGGGTGATACATCGGCATACATGCCCGGTTTACCCATCAGGAATTGTTGGCCGTCGGAATCTTCGAAGACGAAGTACCCCGGAGTGTTCTTGACAAGTGTACTGAAAGCATGCATTCCCGGAGTATTGCCGGGGAAGAAAAACTCTAAAGTCTGCTTAAAAGATTTTCCGTCCGTTTCGCCTTGAATTTCCGCTTTATAACCTACTTTCCCTTTTGTGGAATACAAGTAAATCGGCTGAGTATAGGTTCCGCCGCTTGGAAAAGTGAATGATCCTGAAGCGGTAATCAGGTCCTCATTCGTAGTAGGCTTTGCCGGAATCATTGGTACGGTTGAAGGAGCGTCATACGGAATAAAGAGCAGCCGTCCTTTATAACCTCCCATGTTGTTTTGCCCGATATTCCATTTTAACGGGGCAAATGCCGGACCGGCAGCCAGAACGGTTAAACCGTCTGATGTCAGAAGATGATGGCTGATCCAGTTTCCGGTATCCGGAATGGCCGCTTGTACTTCCGGAAACAAGAACAGGCAGCAGATAAGCAGGCATGAAATGCAAAGAATAAATCGTTTCATAATCAGGTAATTGTTTAGTTTATGTAGGGGAAGGTAAGAGTCCCTTCCCCCGGATTAGTTAAGTATAGGCTCCGGTAGCGGTGGCTACTTCACCGGCAACAACTGTAACCTGTGTATTTGCCGGTTTGGTCTTGCCATCGGCATCAGTGAACTCGATGGTGTATTTTCCCGGAGGAAGTCCAATGATGCATTGGCCGTTACCGCGTTTGGCAACTTTTCCCTGGATACTCCATTGGCCTTTGTCGGTGCCGGTGATGGCTACCTGCACTCCACCGGTTTTACAATAGTCGCCGGCCAGGTCGAGAGATTCGTTCTTCTGCTCGTTACAGCGGAAGACTTTCTCATGCCAGTCATTGATACGTGTATCGTATCCTGCCTGTAACCAGAACTGCCATTCGTTCGGGTCCTCGTAAATATCACGTATCTGGCAGAATTTAGAAGCCGCCTGAGTATTGAACGCCACGTCTATGTTACCAACTTTCTGAAGGGTCAGCCTGGAACCTTGGCCTAAAGCTTCGTGGGAGGAGACAATCAGGTTCGGACACATGGCGTCTTCCCGCAAGAGTTCAAGCATGCGTTGCATGGAAGGATATTCCTGCATGCGTAACTTATTGCGTAATGCTGAACGGGCAGCTTTCAAAACGGTTTCAGCACACAAAAGCTGTGGTACACCGCCTATTGAAGAACGAAGGTAGGTGTTTGCCCCTCCGATCCATTCCACCAGATTCTCGTAAGCTGCATAATCTGTATCTGACGTTGGCGCGGCAAACTCTCCGGAAATAGCGAAATTACCACGGGCCGCATTTACATCGCCACGAGTGATCAGCATATCCATCTTGGTATAAATACCATCGAAAGCCCCGCCGGGTGAGTTGGAATCTTCATCCCGTTCGGCAGAGAACAGGCTATATACGATATCTTCCAAATGCGAACGTACCAGGGTAAATGCAACCTTGGTCTCCATCGGATGTTTTTTCGTAGTGTTGCTTACCGGAGTGCCACCGATGATCAGCAGTTCGTTGTCATCGTACTTCTGGGAATTTTCTTTGGTGATGCAGACAACATCTTTCGGCTCGATGACTGAGGGTTCGTAACCTAAGAGTTTATCGACCAGTCCGAAGTTCTTTCCGATTTTATACGATTGCGTGCCACCGGCACGACGCCGCTCGTTGATACGTGCGTGTTTGCCTTGCAGGTCCATAACATTCAGCTTCAGTAGGTTTGCCACTTCGGTGAGGGTGGCAAACGGCAGCGCACGAAGTGCCTGGTCATAAATGACCAGTGCTTCGTTCAGTTTAGAGACATCAATTAGTTTATTTGCAGCCATTTGAATAGACTTTTTAATAGTTAAAGTTTAGGTTATTAATACAGGCCCTCAGCTTTTAATTTCTCGGTGATGGCTTGATAGTTTCCTGCGTTCTGGTCACAAAAAGCAGATAACTCTTCCTGGGTTCCGCTACCTTCAGGCTCTTGTTCAGGAGTCAGACCGGCATGCCCCGGTGTAGGACCGTTCTTCAGATTCTTCACTTGCTCTTCAAGTTGGGTGATTTTAGAATCCTTCTCAGTGATAGAGTTCTTGAGAGTACTGATCTCGTTATCCTTGCCGGATGTAGAACCGTTCAGCTCTGTAATCTTCGCGTTGGCAGAGTTAAGTTTCTCTTCAATATCGGTCTTAGCCTGTACAAGAGTAGCATTCTCTGTCTTTAATCGTTCCATTTCAGCATGGATAGAGTCCAGGTTTTCAGCAGACAGTTCGGTGGTTTCCGCTTTATCTTTTGAAATTCCCAGGAAAGAGAGGAAGCCGGTCCATGATGGTTTGTAATTCATTGCCTTTTCTTTTGGGATTGTTAATGCTGGCACAATATTCGTGTCCATACCCGCTGCCAGTAAAACGGAGGAGGAACGGTCGTATAAGCGCACGGCATGGGAATTGGCCGGGATATCCACGATGGAAGCCTCCATGATTTCTGCTTTGGTAACAGTTTCGCGTGTTTGTCCCGGAAGCAGATATTCTTTTTCGGAGGATGTGGCCAGGATACGTATACCAATACTTGCGGCCCGTAAGGTCCCTGCTTCGTATTTCGCGGCAATGGTCTTCGATAAATCGTCTACCTTGTCGAAAACAGGAATAGCAGAAAGCACGTCGTCCTCTATCTTGATATCGTCCCAATATCCGATTGCTTTGTAATCACACCATAGGGGTGATCCTTCATCACGGAAATGCCCATACAGCATCACCGGGTTGTCAATGAAAGCTTCAAGAAGAAGTCCAGCAGTAAGAACCCGGTAGCCGTACCGGTTGAGTGATGAATCTGATAAGATGATGCGTTTTTGGCTCATTGCACTTATTTTGTTGCAATGATACGGCTATATATAATGATGTCGAAGGACGGTTATAACTCTGTAACAGGTAGTGGAGGATAGGCACCTTTTCCGGAAAAAGTGGCTTCAATTCCGGAAAGGTCGGAGGCCTTGGTTCCTGTTTTCTCTATCACGGTTCCCAGAAGCGGGTACTCTTTGCTTCCATACAATCGGATATTGCCATTCGCATCCTTGCATCTTACTACGCAACCACGTACATTGATAGTCCGCAGGATGTGAAGTTCTGAATCTGTCAGTCCTGTACGTTTCAGGCGGATGGTAAGGGTCTGTTTGTATAGCGTACCGGCTTGAGTGTCGTCCGCTTCCACATCTGGAGAAACTCCCATATAGGTGATAGGCAGGTTTCTCCAGGTATTGGGCCGGTGAAGGCTGATAACGGCTGAGTGATTGATGACTGAAAATAAACTTATTTCATCCGTGAACAGGAAATCTGCCTGAATGACTCCTCCGATATTGTTTGTATTCATATTCTGTTGATTTACAATATACTATCTGTGATTCTCTCTTTTCGAACATTTTTCACTCAAAAAAAGGACATTTAACTACGCTTACTCGATGAATTATTCTCGCTTTTTATAGCTCCTTTTTTCTTTTCTCCTCACTTTTGCCCTCCAACGCTGGTAGTGTTTGAGAAAAGCTTCTTCCGTAAGAGAATCAATTCCATATCTGCGCATGAAGAATTGCACTCCATCAATGTATTTGATTCCATACCGGTGCTTCTGTTCGTCCAGGTATTCATGCAACTCCGCCCACATCATCAATTCTATTTTCCGGGAAATGATCACCTGGGAGCGAAGTCCTAAATAGTTGTAGGTCACTGGCGATTTACCTATACTTCGTTCAGGCAGACAGATTTCTAAATTACCACGATCAACCGGAGCTTCTGACGGCCTCTTCTGAAGAAGGTCGAATATTACGTGATAGATATTCAGGTTATCGGGAAAACGGACCGGCTCAGAGGTCAGGTTACAGTATTTGCCGCGGATATACTCACATAGATGCGGAGGAACTTCGATTTTGGTAGTTATCATTTAGGTCATAGAATGGTTTACGCTAATATACAAAGTTTTGCGGACATAAACAAGACTTACCGGAACAAACTAATCCCCCTTGCAAAAACGGTACTCCTTTTTTGTGCAATTGTGTAAATCGTGCAGTATTATCATATAATGTGTTGATTATAATTTGTTTATATCTGTACGAAACATGGTACGTTTTTGTACGATTGGTACATTGTGCGTACAAAATACAATTTTGTGCAATTTAGTACGAGGCGTACGTTTTTGTACGAAATTTGTGCTCTGTTTAAATATTTGATTTATAGTGTAATAAATACCGAATTGCACCTGTCTGCACGAAAGCACAAAAATATTCTATATTTTTAAGGTAGTCTCTTTTACAGAAGAAAGAAAAAATAAAAATAATATATAGACACCTCGTTGCCGGCTTTACTTCGTCTCAGGCACAGTTGTTCAAAACGTTCTTCTAAGCAAAAGGGGGTAAAGGGGGAACGACCGAAAAAACAAAGCCGCGATACGCTGATGCGTACCGCGGCCGGATAAATGTTCCGACTTGTGCTATCGCAAATCATTCGGATAAAACACTTGAGATACCAACTCGTACTCACGGGGCAGTGACTTCACACCTACACAAACACATATACCTCTTGCTGCAAGCTCATACAGCCGTTGTGTTGTGACGATAGAACCCCGGAAATGATAGTTACTGCAAAGCACAAAATATGCAGTTGCCAGGTCAAAGGAATAAATGTCCTTGCTTATGATCTTGAGTGCATCGGACGGAATCTTGGCAAAACCTAAACGGACGGCCAGGCGTGCGATCAACTGCTCACGCTCGACGGGATCAGGAGATATGACTACGAATATTTTATTCTCTTTTTTTATCATTGTAATGTTGTGTATATCAAATAAAAGACGTATCTTTACAGGGTAATAAATTGGGATAATATACTCCTATCGTCGTGAGTAGAAATGAACCCAGGATTTGGATTTTACGAACTTCGCGCACCGGCGAATAATTGTATAATCATCCGAAAACTCAAGTAATGCATCCGTCAACTCTTTCTGTTCCGTCTCTTCCTGAATAATCCAACATGCACACTTTATAAACAAGTCATAGGAGGACGCCTCACAGTGATCCATTACACGAATACTTCCGCATTCCGGAATGCTATCCAGCAGCAGATACACTGCGTTATAAAAGCGATTAAAGCGCTCCGGATTCTCTTTGTATACGGATATCAATTCGTTAATATTGGTCAGTTTAAAAGAAGATAGGTTCATGGCATGTCATTTTATGGATTATAACTCAATTTCTGCTCAGGTTCCGGAGGGAGCGGGGGAACATCCCGCTTGGGATCGAGCATTTCAATACTTTCGGCTACGATTTCAGAAACGGTTCGTTTCTGGCCGTCATTTGTTTCATACTTCCGGGTTGTGAATCTGCCTTCAATATATAGTTTGCTCCCTTTGTGGGTGTACTTCTCAATGGTTTCCGCCAATCCCCTCCAGGCTACGACGGGTATCCATTCGGTTCTCTCCGGAATCGTTTGACCGGCTTTGTTTGTATAAGCGCGCTCTGTACATGCAATAGAAAATTGGGCTACTTTGATACCGGCTTCAGTGGTACGGACCTCGGCTTCACGTCCCATGTTGCCGATAAAAATACATTTGTTTACACTCATTGTTTTTATGTTTAAGTTAGAAAACGAGTTTACCTGTCGGTTGTGGTAACCGGCTATTATCTTCTTCCGGGATAGGTTGGGCTCCGGTTCCTACCGTAAAGTACTCTACACCTCCGGATTTATCATCTACAACCGCCTTCCCGTCCTTATCGACTTGAAAAGGTTTCCCGGTTATACTGTCATATTTGTGAGGATTGAATACATAACCTTTCCATGCGCAATACATTATAAATTTCTTCTTAAATGCGGTTGGTGATACAAACTTTCGTTGCTGATTGTCGTATTGGCAAAATGCGTCATATAAATCTTTCCGGGGTAAACGGACATTGAGATGTTCTTCTCCGGAGAAGTATTCATCAGCCCAGGAGATGAGGGTTTCACCCATTTCCTGACGCAGCTTTCTTTGCTCTAACCTTTCGCCGGGAGCCTGGACAACGCCATAAGTCAAATACAATTGGACGCAATTGGCCAACAGGTTCCAGGTAAGATTCCATTGTTCAAAATCCCACTCCGAGAAGAAGAGGACCCCGAAGTCGTCAACTGGCTTATGGGTATCGTTATAGAAATCGGAGAATGCAAGTAGCCACTGGCGATCCGTGTAACTTGAACCACTGCCACGGATGGCATGGTTGGTGGCAATATACATTTTGGGTGATCGCGCAAATGGTAAAGTGATCCTTCTACCTCCTTTATAATTTACTGACCAATCCCCAGTAATGTTGGGGAACAGAAATTCAAAGTTGAAGTTTTGTAACACGTCGTCAATAAAAACGAGTTTAGTGTTTTCCTGAATGTCATTCCATACAAATTGATCATTAAAAAGATCAGAGCGTTTTCCGGGAATATAGGCTGTAGGAATGATATTACGCATCAATTCCCCTACAAGTGATTTCCCGGAACGGCCGTTACTTTCTCCTACTTCAGATTGCTTGCCATCCATGCCGATGACACATTATTGTCTTTCGCTTCCATAACCATGTATCCGATTGCACACAGTTTACTAAGGAGATGGATACGATTTTCATTCTCTTCTTCCGGCTCTATTTCTTCAGCAGATTTTCGCCAGGTAAAGTTACTGGTGTTGATCAGGAACTGGAGGTAATGGGATTTCTTACCGGCCTCTGAAAGTTCGTAAGTAAATGTGTTGTCTTGCCGGCTAAAAGTAACCAACGGTTTACCCAGATATTTGGCCGGTGTCATTTTACGTTGCTCTTCCCAGATGTGGTGTGTGATATTCTCGTAACCGAGTTCGCTTACAGAATCTTTTGTGACCAGCCAGCAATTTTTATCAAAATAGAAATACTGGGATTCCCGGTTGGGCTTAACGAAATTGGGCTGAATGAACTCAAGCAGGGATAACTTGTCCGGACCCACATATTGAGACACGCCTTTAATCAACATTTCATTTACCTCAGTCTTGCAATTATGCTTGGCAAACTGAAACAGGTAGTCACGGGCATCAGAGGCATCGATAGCACGAACGACAGGCGGTTCAAGGTGAATGAACTGATAACTCTTATCAATTCTCCGAAGACGTCCGAATCCTCTGTTTTGCAAGAAGTTTTGTGAGTTGACATAGCAGAACTCATATTCAATACGTTCATTTTGGCTACGATCATATTTTGTGACTTCTCTCCAGAACTTTTCATCATCGTCAAAAGGTTGTGCCAAGATTACTTTTCCATGTTCGTCGAATTTCCATCGATATCGGCCGAATAGGAATTCCGGCAGGTTACGCAGGAGGTCGGCATGACGCTCGGCAAAGACTTCATGAGAGTGGAGTCCCCATAATTCTTGCAATTTATGATCTGTCCAGGTAGTTACCTTGAACATCTCAATGTATTTGCCTAAACCTTTCTTTTCATTGCATGCAAACTCGATATCGGCGGCCAGCTCTTCTTCTTTTCCACGCAGAGAATTTGCGAGCAGATCATCAAGGCCTTTGTCTCCTGCTTCGTTCTTATTAATGTGTCCGACGAATATTTCAACGAAGATGTTCCGGTTCTTGAGAGAACGCATATATTCTTTGAAATTTTTTGCTGCATAGAAAAAACAGCGGGGACGCTTTTCGACCTGATCATTGATCCGGATATTGGAGCTGATATCGTCCCAGTCCGAATCAAAGATAAAAGCAACCTCCTGTACCTCACAGGTAGAGATGATCTTCACCAGGTCTTCCGGAAGGGCACCGTAAAGACCGAGATTCTGTATACCGCTGACCGCAATAGACGGAATGCCGTGCTTACATGCTTTCTCCGCTTTCTTTTCACCTTCTTGAATATAGAGACGGGGTATCTTTGTCTTTGACTTATAGAGACTGCGTATGCGCTCCGGAATATAGATCGGAGTACCGCTGCCACGCGGGGATTTGTATTTGTAAGGTTTACCCTCTTTATCAAGGTGGGCATCCGGAAACTGCCATCTGATACGATAATATTCTTGAGGAGTACCAACGTCCCTTCTTTTATTATCTTTCCGGGTGAAGACAACCGGCATTCCTTCCAGATCATAATATTCGATGATGACATCATCTCCCTTAGTGGTTAACATTCCTCGTTCATCAATGGTACCAGGACGGAAAGTACGTTGTTCGAATATACTTTGTGTATCTCCTGTCTTATAGACCTTTGCTGTGACATCCTCAAAGGTAAGACCTGATTCTGCCAGCATCCTGGCACAATAACTGTCGACATCGATACCTTTGGCAGCCTTGCTGCCTTTTTTCATCTTTTTTGCCGGCTGTTTCTTGATGGTCGGACGTTGATCAAGAATGACATTGAATTTTTTGGCAAGGTATTCAAGAGCATCATTGAAGGTCATTCCTTCAGCAGACATTAGGAAAGAAACCGAATCTCCACCTTTCAATTCTTTGCATCCAAAGCACTTAAAGACTTGTTTGGCCGGACTAATTGAGAGTTTCTTTGCGGCTTTACACTGGGGACAATCGCAATTGTAATTCACTCCGGAGCGTTTGAGTTCATGGAAGTCTTGCGCAACATCAAGCAAATGTCCTGTGGCAGCATCTTTGATACGTCTTATCTCATCATCATTAAAATACATAGTTCAAGGGATTAGTTACATGATCAGTTCTGTTTCATTTATTCGGGGTCAAATGAAACCATTTACAATGGATTGGCAGAGGACTGTTTATGGGAGATCGTACTCTTCAGTAACGGATTCGTTTATCACGCTCTGCAGAAGCTCCGGATCTTTATAGAGGAAGAGGACTTTAACCATACCGTCCTTTACAACTCCCATTTCCATCTCAATTT